TTGTCCTCCACGACTTCGATATACGTGTCGACGAGTTCAGTCAGCGACAGGCTCTCCGCCGTCTCCCGGCTGCATCCCAGCGCCCTCCGCAAGTGTTCCTTCGCCCGGAGCATGTCCCGGCGTCGGATCGCCAACTCGTACCTCAGTGCTAGCATCGGCTTGCTCCTTCGGGGGATTCAGCAGGATGTTCGGATCGTCCATGTAGTCCGGTTCGCGCTTCTTGAACATCGTCCGGTTCATTTCCGAGTCATGCCCACAGAGGTCGAAGAACGGGCACTTGTAATACGACATGCACTGGTCCGTGTTCTTGTAGAACACTGTCTTCCAGTCCTCGCCAGCGGCGACCCGTGCATGGCGCCATGCGATTTCCCGAACGATCTCCGGGAACTCGTTCTCGAACTCGAGCAGCTCGGCGTCCGTCCGCATGTAGAACTCCCGCCGGAACTGTGGGGACTTTGTCTTGATCAAGCCGTTGATCATGGCGCCTGCGATCCTGGCTCCGAGGACTTTCGAAGCCCCGTACGTATACGCCGTCAGCTGCATGGAGAACGCATGCTTCTCGAAATTCCTATCGTCGTTCTTCGCCATGGTCTTGTGGTCGACGATCCAGAACTGGTCGAGCTGCTTCGCCAGCGAGTCGATTGTGAAGACGAGGAAGACGTTGGTACCCTGTCCGACTTCCACTCGCCCCTTGATCTCCAGGCCCAGCGGAGTCATGTCATCTTCGTCCGCGTAGTACGCAGTGTACGCGGGCCACATGTTCTTGGCCATCTCCCGGTGCTCGTACAGGAGTTCGTCGTCCCCCGGGAACATGGACTTGGGGAATTTCGAGGTCAGCCGCACCAGTCCCTTGTCTATGCTTTCCGCGAGGGGCGTGCCCCGCTTCTGCTCCATGAGGAAGATGTGGGTGGCTGAGCCGAATTCAAGAGCCCAGGAGGGCTTGTCCGGTTCGAGGTTCTCGATCCGCCGCCAGCCGTACTTGCGGTGGCAGTCCACGTATTCTTGCACCGAGGACTGCCTCCCGTTGAACTCACTGTTCAGGACGAGTTGCAGTCCGTCTACTTCAACCTGTAGATCTTTCACTTGGAGCCTCCTCTCTTACGGTGGGCGTTTGGACGATTTCAACGCGGAAGGAGTTCCCGTCCTCCCGACAATAGTACATGTAGCCGGTTCGGGTGGTCGAGTCTTCCCGTGTTTGAACGGACGAAGTGGGTGTGAGCTTGCTCCCACATTCGTTGCAGAATGCGAGCACTTGGGTCATACTAGGGAGTCTCCGAAAAGAGTATTGCGTAGCCGGTCCAACCACGAGACACTGCGGCCTTGCCGAGGGACTAGGTGCCCCGTGAACTCCGTGACGTTGAAGCCCATTTCGTGCGATTGCGGGCCGTGGATCGAGAGGTTGCAGAGGACGAAGCCGTGTGGTCCCACCATGAGCCTGACCCAACCCTGGTTGTGTCCCACTGGCCATTGGCCCAGGATCTCTTGCGCTTGTGGAAGAGCCCGAGGTTCAGCCTTCCATTGTTCGGAGTCCTGCCGGAGTTCGGAGGACAACGTTCCGACGAGAAACGTGTGGGCAGCCGCCAGCGCTGCCACCTTGGCTTCTTTCTCCGGTAGGCCCAGGTCAGCTTGGTACAGCCGTTCGAGGTCAAGGCGGTCCGCGTACGAGGTCCACCCGGCAAGCATCCCCGTCACGTATTCAAAGGCCCAGGCGGGGTCTGTCAGGGGCGTGACCTGTACTAGGTACTGGCGAAACCTCGCTGTGGACGTGGGCGGCACAACCTGCAGCATGAGGAGGGGTTCCCGCTCGACCGAGTCCTGCGTGCGCAGCCAAAGGGCTGGGTTATCCACATCCTGTGCCCAGATGTCCGGCCGCGCAGTGAAGTGTTCGAGGAGTTCCTCGGCTTCCCACCAAGCAAGTTGCAAGTTCACTGCTCTTGCTCCCGCTCCTCCATATGCTCGAGCAACCGGTCGACAAGCGCAGACATGTTTGGAGAAGACTGCCGGAGTGCCACCATCCGTTGCTCGCACTGTGCGAATTCCGTAGCAGCTTCGAGGACGTCGGCGGCTAGCGCCGTGTTTGTGCAAGCGATGCGTTCGAGGAGTAGTTGCGCCAGCATGCAGTAAGAAATCGTAACGCGGTCGGCCTCGCCAAGTAGGTCTTGGGGAACCCGTCCAGCGAGGTCGGTTTCGAGAGCCGAGAGCATGGTGGAGTCCGACGGGATGAGAGTGGAGTAGATCGCACGGGAACTTGCCTTCAAGTGGGAGTGGATACGGGGCATGTTATCTCCTCTTAGAACAGGTAACTGAGCAGGTAGCCAAACAGGATTGCTGCGCCTATGATCACAGCGCCTGAGAGCCGCGGGTGTTTAGAACGGAATGTCGCCTTTGGCCACGTCGGTGTTCTGCTCCGCAGGTGGTGCTTCGGACTGAGCTCCGCGTTCCTTCGCTTCGAAAACATACAGCTCTTCTCCTTCGAGCATGAATAGCCGGAGCCGGCCACTGACTTTGTCGGGGTTGTTCCAGAGGGTCAAAGAGCCCACCGGTGCCCAGAAGGGCTTGGGACCCTGGGTCGTGATCTTCCTACGGATGTCGAAACGGAGAGGGTTAGGCACGGGTGTGCTCCTCCACGGTTATGACGAGGTATTCCGAAGTCGTGAGACCGGTGATCTTCCTCACGTAGATCTTGCCCAGAGGGTCGTTTTCGTTCTTGGCGACGTCTGGGACGTAGGTCACGCTGTGCTTCTTCTCTTCGTCCCGTCGATAGATGACTCTCACAGTGCCTCCAGTGCGGGGTCGGGGACCCCGAGCGTAGCAAATCCCGCGATGCGAATCTTGCAGCTGTCGCACTCACCGCACGGGGCCGATCCCCCCGCGTAGCACGACCAGGTTAGGTGAAGAGGAGCGTTGATCACCTGTCCCAGTTGGATGATCTCCGCCTTGGACATGGAGACCAACGGAGCACGGATGGCAAGTGCACCAGGTGGCAGATCAAGACCGTGGGCGAGTGCGTCCTCCATCGATAGGAGGAACTCCGTTCGGCAGTCAGGATAGCCGGAGTAGTCGAGTTGGTTCCATCCCCCGTAGATCGCCTGCGCTCGTTCCGTGTAGGCGAGGGCTGCGGCGAAGCTCAACATGATGATGTTGCGGCCGGGAACGAACGTCGACGGCAGTGCGTCCGCAGTACGTAGGACGTGTTCCTCCGACGGATTCCCCTCGTTGACTCCGCTTGTCAGACTGGACCCACCCGTCATCCGAAACGCCTGAGCCAGGTTGAACGTGATCGGATACGCCAAGTTGTAGTGCTCGCAGATCCGAGTACTTGCGACGATCTCCCGCGAGTGCCTCTGGCCGTAGGCGAAGTTCACTGGGATGCACCCTACTCCGTAAGCTCGGTGGGCGAGTGCGAGCGAGACGCACGAGTCGAGGCCTCCGGACACGAGAACGACAGCGCGGCCGCTCACTTCGTGGCCTCGGCTGCTGCCATCTCTGCCTTCATCTCCTGCCAACGCTGGAGAGAGACGCCGGCGTTACGCCGCAGGCGCGTCTGCTTCCGGGAGACTCCACGCGTGTGACGGTCTCGGGACACGATGCCCCACGCGCTCAGGCGCGAACGTGCTTCGGTTGCGTGGTCGTACGCGGCGGCTTGACGGAGAGTGAACGGAGCGGACTCCCCCGTCTTCGGATTCTTCAGGCTCATTGGTACCTTCCTTGTGGTAGTGGAACGAAAACTTGCAGTGCAAGGTCCCGCACAGCGGCAACGAAAGGACCGGTCACTGTGTCTAGCATCTACCACAGTGTCCCGGTCCAAAGGTTGCCTTGCGCCGCGCTAGCTGATGATCCCGAGCTCCTTGGCCTTCGCCAAGATCGCCTTCTGCTTGGCGTTGCGGTTCTTCATGTACGCCTTGCGCTTTTCGATGACTTCGGGCTTCTTGTTGTACGCCTCGCGCTGCGCCTTGAACTTGTCGGGGTTCTTGAGGCGGTAGGCCTCGGCACGCGCGGAGCGCTCGGCCTTCTGCTCGGGAGTCAGGTTCTTGTTGCGCTCCGTCTGCTTGGCCTTGCGGAGATCCGCCTGCTCCTTGAACTTGGCCAGGGCGGCACGGATCTGCTCTTCGTTCATCGACGAGACTTCGTTGTTGACTTCGTCCATCAGTGACATGTTGCTGTCCTCTCGCGGCGTCTTCCTGCCGCTTCGTGGGTGGGAAAATTCCCAACCAACGCCTTCGGAACACGCCGCACACATGCGGAACGCACGGCGTGCTCAATTGTTAAGTAATTATACCACACTTCAAAGTGCGGTTCAAGTGCAGATGTGGCCCCATTCGAGGCCTTCGGGGACTCGGACGGAGTTAGTCGCACGAGTCTCCGGCCCCTGCGGAGCCCCGCTCCAGGGCCAAATGGCCCCACGCGATCGAGTTCGATTCCGGCCAGTCTCCGTCATTAAACGCAGTGAACGACGTTTGCTCCCACGCACAAGCACGGACCCCACCAGTCGGCCACTTGGAGTACGTGGGCCACCCAGCATAGCCGTACTGGAGTCGGTTGGGGTAGGAACCACGGACACTTGGATCCCACAAGTCCCCGAACTCTCCCGCGAGCGTCGGGTTGTCCTGCGGACTGGAAGAATACGGCCCGTGCTGCGCCAGCCACACGTGGATGTGCGGGGCTACGATCTGCCACGCCCCGGCATTCCCATTCGGGAAGTCATCGCCGTCGCCGGTCGGGGCGTCCGTATCCGCTGCCGTATGCAGAGCCCAAAGGGTCCTGTCGGCGTTCGCTCCGAACCACCCCTGCACCTTCTGGACGATGTCGGCCCAGTACTGGGCCTTCCAGCCGTACTGGGTCGGTTCCCAGCCGGTCGGGACGACCACGCGGCACACGCGCTGGACGTCGTCCCGCCGGTAGATGTCCGCAAGCGCATCCATGTCTTCGAGGGACCAGCCGTCCGGGTGCACAAAGTGCACGGGTATGAGCCCCGCATCCCACCAGGACTGCATGCAGGCGACGTAGTCAGATACCTGACTGGATGTGGGCACTGTTGGCTGGGCGGGATAAATCCCGTGATACCCAGCGTCGACAAAGGGACCGGTTGGCGCGTGGGTGTACACGCCCGAGTGCTTGTAAAACCGGAGCGCTGTCCGCTTGTCCGAGGGTGAAAAGTGCTCGTAGTAATCCAGCGCGTTGACGTTGTTGGCCTGGTTGGGCCGGGGGCCGAGGGAAAGCGGAGCTCGGTTCGTCCAGATTGCGGCACGCACGCGCGCGAGCTGTTCGAGGGAGAATGAGTACGGGTCCACCCGCCCACCGGATGAGGCCCCACTGAACAAGAGGCTGTTAGCGGCAGCGTTACGCATTGCTCGTCTTCATGTAGAGGTAGAAGAACGAGGGCGTGGGGAGAGAGGGGTTGACAATCGAGCCCTTGACCCAGTCAAAGTTCGGCTTTGTCAGGAGCTTCGTCCCATCGCAGATGACGTAGTTGGCAGCACCGGGGGCTCCGTTGGGAACTGTGGACGGAATCCCGTCATTGTCGAAGGCGGCCATCCCACCGTCAAAATCATCGATGTAGCCCCACCCCTCCGGCTGCCCTGGCATCTGATGCCACTGGCACCCGCCACCCCCCTTGAAATTCACCAGCTTCAACGAGTTCGTGGGAACCCGCTCGAACTCCATGTGCATGTCCTGCATACTGTGCTCCTGTGTTCCTGTTCCTACCCTAGATCCTTGAGAAGGTCTTCGACTTCCAGAGGCGTGCCCCCGGGATCCTGGACCACATCCGCAGTCCCGTTCAGAAGGGCCGCTACGTCCGCTTCCGTTTGTTCTTCGATCCGCTTCATCTTGCTCCGGTGTCTTGCAGCCGCCGCCTTATGGTACTTGTTTACGGTCTCCCGGTTCAACTCGCGGTAACGTCGCCAGTATTCCGGGGTACCCGATGGGACCCCTGGAAACATGGAGTGCTTCGTGTAGATGCTTCCCCGCTTCAACATCAAGTCCACATTGGCGTAGACTTCGTTCGCCCAGTTCTTGTCCCGGTAATACGCTTGCCACGTATCCCGGTCGTAGTGCCCGTATTTCTCTAGGGCCAGTGTGTCGAGGATCGGCCGCAGGGACCTGTCCGGGAGGAGCCCAATCCTCGACGTCGTCCAGCGTTTTGTTCGCGTAAGCGGGAGCATGATCTCGAGAAACTGGGACAACACGAGAGCCTCCGTCAAAGGAGATTCCTTCGCCGTAGGCTTGGTCAGTTCGGACGGGTGCAGAGTTCGTTGACGCATGTACGAGCTCCTCAGTGTATGGGTATTATACCATGGAAATGTGTTGCAAAGCAAGTTCTATCGAGTAGCCCCCTCACGCATCCCGTTCACTGCTTGCCGTTCGCGGGCGAGTGCCCGTAGGTATTTAAGCCGGTCTTCGATCACATCCAGCCTCGCATTCATCGAAGTCATCTCCCGTTGCAGGGTGTAGACTTCCTCCCAGTCCTGCGGTCTGTAGTCCTTAGTGGACATCTTTGTCCTTTCGGTTGGCGATGGCGTAGACGACGATCACTGTGAACCAGCCGATGACTGCGCCGGTTAGTACGAGAAGCAGGTCGTGGATCATGGAACTCTCCCTGCTGGGGAATCTTGTTCACTCCTGGAGGGCACGTTGGATGTCGCGCTTGAACACGGTCCACTCGGCAGGGAACGCCGTCAGCACCGCGTCAACGGCGGCCAGCTTCCGCTCGGCGGCCTCGGTGCGTCGGGCCATCGCGACGAGGCGGGCCACGTCTTCTCCGTCCATCACCACGCCTCTTAAGCCGTGTGCGTAGAGCAAGCCGTCTTCGGTGCGGTTCGCCAGCGCGTCCAACTCCGCCGTCGAGAGCGTCAGGTCAGTCATGCGTCACCTCGGGAGAGTCGGTCGAGTTGTTCCAGTGCCCACCTTGCACAATTGCCCCATGCGTTAGCGATGCTGTCATCGGTCACCGATTGCTTGCTTTCACGTTCCAGCCACGCCCGAATCCCCGCCAGCGTCTCGGCGTCTCGGGCGGCTTGGCGAAGCATGGCCGCGACGTGCGCGGCGGTGTCTTGCGGTGTTCCGCGTTGGATGATAATCGCATTCTGCCGCAGTTCATCCGCCGAGTAGCGCGTGTCCGTCATGGCTGCTCCTCCGTCTCAGCACGCTGGACTTCCGCGACGATGGCGCGGGCGATGCGGACGGACACGACGGCGATGCCTTCCTCGGTCAGTTGACTGTCGTCTTGGGCTGCCAGCCCACTCGCAATCGTCGCCGCCATCTGCGCCACGGTCTGCGTGTCGGGCTTAGCCATTGGCCTTTTCCTGTTCTGCCAACGCGTTCAGCGCGTCACGTATCAGCGCGGATGCGTCTGCCGTTTTAGCCGTGGCCACTGTGCCGTGCCAGCCCACGACGTGCAGGTCGCCCGAGACACGGAATGGACCGTCTTTCAACAACTCGAAATACCTGGGCTTAGCCACGGTCGGCCTCCTTGAGCAGTGCCGTCACACGCTTGCGTTCGGCCGCTTCGCGCTTCTTTGCCTCATGCCGGTTCTTCGACCACGACCCTTGCGCGTTGCGATACCAGCCACCAATGACGAGGTTGAGGCAGTCTTGCAGCCCTTCGCTGTTGTGGGCGTTCAGCGGGTCGCCGCACATCCGACAGTTAGCCACGGTCGGCCTCCTTCGCGGGCGGCGGTGGGAGCGGCATCCAGTGGGTCGGATGCTCTGGCCACGCATCGGTGAAACTGTCGCCGCTGATGTCCACGAAGTAATCGCGGTAGGCTGGAATGAACCGGCCGACTTCGACGTAGCGTGGCGTCGAGACGTAGCCGCTGTCGCCACTCACCAGAACGAACGTCCCATCCTTCGGCGCCGTCTCAATCGGCTGCCACGCCTGCGCCTCCCGCAGCCGTGCGATCGTCGCGTCCCGATCGGCGAGGGCGGCTTTCGTATCTGCGTGGCGGTCTGTCTCGTCTCGCAGTTGGTCGCGCCACGATTCAGCCTGCTTCCGATTGGGGCGGCAATCGTGATGCACGCCGAACCGAAAGTCCTTGACGGCCTCATCGCGGTCGAACTGAGCTGCCGTCAAGGCTGCCGTCAGCCGCGCGATCGCCTCCTGCTGCCGTTTGACCTCGCTCTGAAGATTTTGAACGTGCACTGCTTGGTCCTCGACAGACATCCAATGTGCGTTACTCATTTCAGGAACCTCCGTACCGCCTGGAACAAGGCAACGTGTAAGTCGTCGTCGGCGCCGTCTGTGTGTGGGAGAGTCCCTTCAGCCTGCGCTTGCAAAACCTTGGAGATCGCATCCGACAGTTCATCATCCCGCAGGCGTGTGTGCGAGGACTCGATCTGCAGAGACAGAGTTTCCCGTGGGTAGTACTCCCAACGTTGGTCGGACGTTTCCTGCAAGGAGTCTTGTAGGTCGTCGAACGTGGAACTGAGCGAGTCGACGAAGTCATCATGAGGGACGAAGCCTCCGGTTTCCGGGACTTCGACGTAGTACTTGTGGGTGACGATGAACATACGGGACATTGTGTTCTCCTCTTAGTCCTTGGGAACCGGGAACCTACGGTTTGTGGAACTCGAGATACAAGTGACCAGCCTTCCAGGCATCCGCTTGCGCCTTACGCCTGAGCACCTTGGCCTGAGCCTCCAGCTCCTGCCACTGCCGAAACCGGTCAACCGACCGGAACGCGGGGCAGTAGGCTGCGTCCGCAGTCCGCTGGGCGGTGTCCGCAGCGCGTTGGCGGAGTTCTGCGATCATCAGGGCTTCTACTGCTTGCAGGCGAAACTGGTTCATACGGGTAACCCTCCCAGTGGTGAAGTGTAGTATTTTGGCCAAATTTTCATATTACCATTATACTACAGAACAAGTGGCGGTTCAAGGGCGTACGTATCCCCCTGGGGCCACGTACGCAATTGCCTGCAAGGGATCCGAAGGCGCCGTTAGGCAGAGTGCAGCCGCCGAGTCGAAATTCTGCAAAGCGGATCCACGGGGAGTTCGGGCAGCCCGTCCTCCCTATGCCAGATAACCTTGAACAGGGCAGGCCTGCCCCGCAAGTGCACGAGCCTCGCCTTGATCCTTCGGGTCTCTGGCGGCCGCTCTGCCACGATCCGTTCTTCCGAGCCCAGTGGGAAGAACTCAGCACGCACCGTAACCCACGCGTCCGCCAGGTCGTCGATCGCCTGGAACAGGACTTCTACGCGGGTTTCCGGCGCAGCTATGTCCGACGTTTTCCCATGTGAAGCAGCAAGATCCGAAGTAGCGTTCATGGTACCATTATAGCATGGAATGCGTAGCAAAGCAAGAGCCTATGGAGTCACACAAGTGCCCACAAACACTGAACAACTGTAACCCCATTGTTCCCAAAGACTTCTATCGAGTTCGCAGAGTCCCGAGCAACCGAGCTTGAAAACTGCGAACAAACCCCGTTCGTCTGTCTCTGGTAGTAGAGAATTATTAAAAAAGGCTATATAAGAGAAACCACATATTGCGAATTGCCCTACGAAAAACTTGCGAGCACCCTAGTGAACATTGGGTGCAAGCAAGATTCAGTGGACATTTCCTGATCAAGTGTGCACAGGTCGTACATCGTTGAACTTGCTTGCACTCAATGTTTACAACGGTCAACGCGTTGTTGCATAGCAAAGACGGAACAAGCACAAAGGACTTTGCCCTAATGTCCACAGATTCCGCCACTGTATGCATGTAGGAGGGTCCTGCACCCAAGCCCAGTGGCCATGGTGGTGCTGGACGAGGGTGCCCTCGATTCGCAGGCGGAGCGTGCGGGAACCGCGGGCAGATCTAAACAACCGCTTCAGCGCTCCTGTGGCCGACTGGACCAATGGGCAAAAAAAGCTCGGCAGGGGAAAGGTCTCAGGCACCTAACCCCTGCCGATGCAACCGTTACACGCCCTTGGTCTTCATGTCCCCAAGGACCCGACGCCGCAGCTCAGGATCCGCTTCCAGCCGCTTCTTGATCTCCCGCAGCTGCTGCTGGTCGTTCTGCTGCTTGTTCTTATGGTACTGCTTGTTCATCCACCCCTGCCTCAGGCAGCCGTAGACGAAGTCGAAGGCACCAGGCTCATCGACGCCCAACGCCTTCGCCAGGCTCTTGATCTCCTCCGCCTTGATCGCACGACGGAACATCTCGCTCGACACCGGAAACGCATACATCGGCATGTATCTACCCTCTTAGTTCTACTTACCCAGGTTAAAGAACCTGTTACATGGACCATCCACATAACACCTTACACCACTTTCCACGGCCACTAAGCAAGTGCTCTTGTTCCCTAGCCCTTCGCTTCAGCGTTCAGGACGTTCCGGACCATCTTCTCGTACGCTTTCGCCTCCTCCTCAGCTTGTGCCAGCTCCTCCGGGCCCTGCACCCACTTACGTGCGCTCGCGATGAGATCCTCGTAGTCTTCGAGGATCGACTGAAGCTGTTGCATGTCGTCCTCGTCCAGCACGATCGTGTACGTCTTCACGGCTACTCCTCCTCTCCCAACGCCTTGTCGTAGCGGATCACGTCCTTCTCGAGCTCCTCTACGGTCATCGTCACGTACTGCTCCTCCTCTACGTAGTCCTCGACGTCGGCGAGGTACCCGTCGAACGCGTAGCGACTGATCTTGTTCTCCTTGACGAGTCGACGCAAGTGAACTTCGATCTCTTCCAGAGTCATTACTTGCTCCTCGCTCCATTCACGTACGCAATGTACGTGTGCGGAAAGAACGCAGCAACCTGCACTGCGATTCGATACGGCATGATCTCGGCATCGTCGATCTTCTCGGAGAAGTTGACCTCTCCGTACTGCGTCGAGTAGTACCGAGGTTCTGCGTACGTATCCATCTCGAACTGCACGACGATCCTTGCTGTGCCGAGCTTCATACGTCGTCCTCCTTGTCTCGATCGACCCACGCGCAGAACTCGGAGACGAGCCACGCGACGTACACGCTTGCGATGACGATGAAGAGCGCGCTCACGGCTGCTCCTCCACGACAACGATCGACTTGACGATCTTCCCGTCCTTGACCAAGTTCATTCTCACTACCTTCATGTTCTATCTCCTCCACAACAACTCCCTTCCTTGCTCACTAAGCTTCAGGAGCTTCAGCTGTATCTGTGGACCCCCAGACCCCCAAACCCAGACCCAACATACTCTATGACACGGCCTCACTTATTCCAGCCCGGTTTTTGCGGTGCAAGCAAGTGCATGTGCTCCGGCCCCCCTCGGCCTGTGATTTGCCACGCACTTCCGGGGTATAATACATTTGATGGGGGCCACAGCCCTTGCTCACAGTCCACTGCAACTTCCGCCGGAAACCGGGTACGATAGGCCCGTTCCGATCGGCTGGAAGTACTTGGCTGCGTACAGGGTCAAGAGCCCCGGGCTCTCGCTCCCGGACATTGCCAAGTCCATCGGGTACTCGTATAACACGGTCTTGTTCTGGGTCCGCCGGATGGACTACCAGCGGTACGAGAACTGGGTGTTTAACCAGAATGCGCCGCTGGTGCCTTTGGCCCTTGAGGCTGAACAACGGAGTGTCCTGGATAAGGTCCGGACTACGTACGAGACCCACGCGGAGGAGATGCAAGGGCGGTTGCTCACGATCCTCGAGACCGTGGACGACCCGAAGATCATCAAGGAGATCGCTCAGGACTGGTTGGACCGGGCCGGAGCTGGAGCTCCGAACCGAACTGCGACCCGGGCCCTCGCGGTCGTAGTGTCCGACGAAGTCATGCAGAGGTTTTTCACGCGGGCACAGGAAGCAGGTTTGCTCCCTGCGGTCCAGGATCCCGGATCCCGCGAAGTGATCAATGGAAGTTTGGAAGGCGTTTTCGTGGAAGTCGCTGCGGCCGTGGATCCTGCGGAGCAGGGAACCTAATGGACCTGCTGCTGAAGCCTAAGCAAACGGAGATCTTTGCCCAGATGGGCATGCGGGTGCCGTCGGAGACGACCGTCGACATCATGCGGGCTACGCAACGGAGCAACGCGCAGGCCTCTCTGTACTTCTTCACGACCGCCGTTCTCTCCTGGACCAAGCTCCAGGTGAATCCGCACAAAGAAGTCTGTGACTTCATCCAGCAGGTCAAGGCCCCGCACAAACAGCGGAAGGTCGTACTGATCCCCCGGGACACGTACAAGTCTACGGTCGGGAGCAAGTCCCTTCCCCTCTGGATCCTGACCCAGGACGACTTCCTGGGCTTGCCCGGTCGAGAACACCGCATCCTGCTTTGGTCGCACTCGTCGGAAAACGCGAAGAAACAGATCAAAGCAATCCAACAGGTTGTCGAGCGTAACCAGATCTTCGCCTGGTTGTTCCCGGAGCTGGTTCCCGACCTCTCCCGGACCACCTGGACCACGAGCAACTTGCTGTTTCCCCGTGAAGGCGGTTACGGCGAGGACACGATTGAGGCTGCGGGGCTCGACACGCACCTCGTCTCCCGACACTACACGATCCAGATCAAGGACGACATGGAGGACAAGGCGAGTTATGAACAGCCTTCCGTCCGTGCGAAAGTCATCGACTCGTACAAGTCGGCTGAGGCCTTGTTCGTCGACGAGCGGAGTGCATACGACCTCCTGATCGGGACCCGATGGGGCCACGACGACCTGTACTCGGAGATCATCAAGAACGAGAGCGAGCACTACGAGTTCTACACGCGCCCGCTCCACTGGACTCGGGAAGAGCTAGTAGCTGACCTGCAAGAAGCTAAGGAGACGAAACGTCCCCCAGTCTGGGGCATGGACCCAGACACACACGCTCCCCTAGCAGGTAAAACCTACTACTTCTTCCCGGAACTTTTCCCCGCTGAGTCATGTAAGAGGATCCGCGACAAGCAAGGGTCCTTCATGTACTCAATGCTCTACTTGAACAATCCCAAGGACCCCGCACTCGCCGAGTTCAAGTCGGACGATCTCCGGTACTTCACGTTCGATGACGAGCGAAACATCCTCCTGGAACATGGAGATGGATCCCGTGAAGCCGTTCCGTTGGACGTCCTCGTAACAGTGCTCTTTTGGGATCCTGCGATGTCCGAGCAGGAGAGGAAGAAGAACTCGCGGAACGCGATGGTCGTGATGGGCAAGGATCCGAAGGATCGGTTGTTCATCCTGGATGCCTGGGCCGAGTGGCAGAACCCGACTCTTTTGTTCTCGCGGTTCATCTCCTTCCACAAACGCTACAACATCCGCACGGCTGCGATTGAAGACGTCGGGTTCCAACGGACTCTGAAGTTCCCGCTCTTCGCGGAAATGAAACGGGTCGGCGACGTGTTCCACGTGGAAGAACAGAGACCGATCGGCAGCAAGGATGCTCGCATTCGGAGCCTGATCCCCTACGTGGAAACCCACCAGCTCTTCATCCGGCGGGGTCTACTCGACTTCCTAGAAGAGCTCAAGGCGTTCCCCGTCTTCAAGACCAAGGACTTGGTGGACGCCGCAGCTGCCTGCCTTCCGCTCTTCGGTCTCGGTTCCGTTCAATCCTACAACCAGAAGCTGAAGTCCGCAACGAACGCGAACTCGCGTCTTGCGAGTCGCTCGACTCTAACAGGATACTAACGTGGCAAAGCCCAAGCGCAGCATGCCCGAGGAGCTGAAGCGTGAACTTCAAACCCGGCGGAAACCGAAAGATGGTGGGCGGGCTGGTAATGAACAGCGGCCCGTCAAAGCGCGTAACCTTACCTCGAGCCCCAGCCGTGCGTACTCACGCCGGAAGCCAACGGCCCCAGTCGCCAAGGAAACCCCAGGGTTCCAAGGGCGGTGCATACTGAACCCGCAGGGTCGTGCCCTCGAGAGCAAGACCCAGGACGCCATCCGCGACGCACTCACCGGCGTATCCCGCCGAGCACACTAACTCCCCAGTGCCACAAGTAGAAGCAACCGACATAGACCTCGACCCGGATCAAGAAGCCGCGCTCGTGAACGAGATCGAGCAGCAGCTGAGCGCAGCTCTGGCTACGCACGTTCAACGTGAACGCAAGATCATGAACTTACGGCGGGCGTACCGGGCGTTACCCGAACACGAGAAGAAGAACTTCCCGTGGGACGGTGCGTCGAACGTGGTAATCCCTATCGTCGGGATCACAGTCGACAATGTCGTAGCACGGTTGATGCGGGCGTTCATGGGCACCCAGGACCTGGTCGAGTGTACGATTCTCGACCCACAGCTCGCTCAGCCAAACCCCGCCTCTGCGGGTGGTAGCCTCGAAAAGGACTTCCGGGACTGGGCTACGATGTTCTTTGATAAGTCCGGAGCGCGGGACCGGCTCCGCACCGGCTTCCACGACATGTCGGTCGACGGTACGATCTACATGAAGGTCCGGTGGGACTCGAAAACGCGGGTCGTCCACGCGTACGGCGGTGGCGGTGGTGAAATCGTCGAGACCCAGGTCGTGGATTACGAAGGTCCCGTCTGGGATGAGATATCCTCTCCCGATTGCATATTCCCAGAAGGCTTCGACGAGTGGAGCAAGCTCCCGTGGGTTGCGAACCGCATCCGGTTCACCTGGCAAGAGTTGTGCAAGACTCAGGCGGATGGGATGTACAGCGGGATCGATGATTCATTCAAAGCTACTGGCGGAGTTCGGCAGGACCCTGCGTTCACTACGGCCCAGGAAGTGAACAAGGTCAAGGGAGAGAACACGATCCCAATCTACGAGCTCTACGAAATCTGGGGCACGTTCGAAGTGCCGAAGACGGCCACTGCACCCGTCGACACGCCGCCACAATTCGAACAGATGATCTTGACCTATTCGCGGGCGGCCCGGAAATTCGTCCGGAAGATCTACAATCCGTTCTTCGGTCGGCCCATCCACATCGTGCGGATCCCGTTTCTCCACATGCCCCATCAGATCGACGCACTTGGGGTAGCTGAACAGGTGATCTCATTCCAGGAAGAAGCCGGCACCGCTCACAACCAGACGATTGACGCGGCTACGGCTGCCATCGCTGGGATTGTGGTTGTCCGTCCCGGCGCCGACGTTGACTCGGACATCTACCCCGGGAAGAAGATCGTCACCGACAACCCCCGAGAAGACGTCGCAATCGTCCACTTGTCCATGGGTAACAGTACCCTACCGAGTGTCGAACAAAGTTCCGCTTTCTGGGCCGAGAAACGCAGCGGCGTCAACAGCTACTCGATGGGCGTGGAGAGTCCTGTGGCTGGAAGCCGGGCCACAGCCACCGGCACTACTGCCCTGTTGAACGAAGGGAACCTCCGCTACTGGGTCAGTATCGACGACATGCGGGACTCCATCGTCTCGCTGCTCTACTTGACTCTCCAGCTCGAGCAGCAGATCCGGCCGGAAGGGACCCCAATCACCGCCACGCGGATGCTCCAACTGCCGCAGGGGGACCTCCGCGAGATCTTCGGCCTCAGACTCCAAATGTCCTCGGAGAAAGTAAACCGGGATATCGAGGTCCAGAACTTCCAAGTCTTGATCACCATCCTCAACGACTACTACGCGAGGCTTATGCAGCTGGGTGGAGTGCTCCTAAACCCCCAGTTCCCACCCCAGCAAAAGATGCTGGCCATGGCAGTCATGGACGCCGCGAACAAGATGATGGTCAAGTTCGTAGAACGCTTCGACGTCGACAACATCAACGAGCTGGTTCCCGGCATCCAGCAAGTCATGCAGATCATGCAAGCCGGGCAAAGCATGGGAGGCGGGCAGCCGCCAGCCGGCCCACAAGGGGCCATAGGCCCAGGAGGACCAGGTGGACCAAGTCCGATGGCAGGCCCTCCCCCAGGGAACCCGGGACCTGGTGCTCCAGGACCTGGAGGGGGAGCTCCTCAGTTCCCACGTCGTATTAGTGGGATGTAAGTCACAGGACGAGCTAATGCGCTTGCAGGGTCAAGTCCAATACATCTCGAAGAAGCTCGAGACCTTGCGAGCGATGCAGGAAGAACGGCCGGTTGCGATCCGCACTCGGAACCTTGCTACAGGATACTAACATGGCGATGAAACTGGAATACGGGAGCGACGGCATCATCACAGCCCCCGCCCGCTTTGCCGGGAGACACGTCGACGAAGTCATGGAATATCTCGAACACCTCGAAGCGCAGGCGACTGCTCCCGCTGGGACACCGCCTGCAAAGCCCGCGGAAGCTCCGAAGCCGAAGACCCCGCAGGAAGCACTCGACGAAGCCGCGAAGGCTCGTACGGACTCGCTAACGAACTTGCTCGTGAGTTCCGCTAACCGGCTGGAACAGGACGACGAAGAAGGCTTTGCGAAGACCGTCCCCGACTACGACAAGTACCGCGAAGCAATCAAGAAGGCGAAAGCCAACATGCAGCCGCAGCAGAAGACGATGCGGGATCTGCACCGGCAGATGTACATCTTTCTCAAGTCCCAGGAGCCGCGGGAACAGGCGAGACTACTCGGGCAGGAGTTCGAAGAGCCGGAACCCGAACCCGAACCCGCGCCCGATTCCGCAGGAATCATTCCGACGCCTCCTGCCGCGCCTGCGGCCCCGGTTCCCGCTCCGGTGGCGAAGCCCCGCGCGGTGCCCCCGGCCAGCGCCGCCGCAAGCCCCGGAGCAAGGCAACCAGCCGGGAAGCCTACGCCGCCGGGACCCGTGGGCCTGAAGGGGAACTTGAAAACGGAACGCATCGCAGCAAGCATGGGCATCTCCCATGACAAATACCTCGAGCAGCTTGTGGGCCGTGGGACCACGCAAGAAGAGCTCAACGCTGGCACTGCTGCCGCCGGCCAGAACCCCAACCGTCCCAAGAGCAGGATCTATGGCTGAGCGATTCGCCCCAGGCGTCACTGACCAGTTCACGGTTCCCGACAAGGACCGAGACCCGAACTTCGTATACCGCTGGTGCAACACGGACGATCGCGCCATGCTCAAGCACCAGGAAGAAGGCTACGAAGTCGTCCACTTCGAAAAGCCGGAAGTGCACATTCCGGGCCGGCCGGGTGAAACACCCGCAGTGTCCGAGAACACGAGACGCCGCGGTCGCGACCTCCTGCTGATGCGGATTCCCCGCGCACGCTGGGAAGCGACTGTTGGCGCCCGTCGCAAGACGCTGCAAGCGCAGCACGAAGGACTCCTCGACGATGCTGTCGAGCGCACGAACGAAAACGCGAGCCGGGCTTTGCACGGTCGCTACGGTAACCGGTACGCGAAGCGCGGACTCGCCTTTCAGACCTCCGACGCGGGATACACCGCGGAGGAAGTCTCCAGCTTGTCCTCGAAGTAATTTCCCTAGGACCAAAGGAGTACGAAGATGGCAATCACGCAACCACGCGTTGCGATGACCGTAGCCAAGAACTTGATCGGGTACTCGGTTGCTCAGGAAGCGTTTCCCGAAGCAGCCACGCAGACGTTCAAACAGGGCGCGTGTGTCGTTCTCGCCTCCGGCTATTTGCAGGAAGCGGGAGCCGATCCCACAGTCGTCATGGGCATCGCGAGCGGACCGGGCCACAACAAGGCCTCGGTGAACCTCGTGCAGCAGAGCGTGTATCTCGCCGGCTTCGGCAACTTGTTCCAGGGAAACCTGGACGATGGTGCGGCTGGCGTGCAGACTGCGGCAACCGATCGGGGCTTGTCCTACGGTATCGCGAAGCACTCGGGAACAGGTACCTGGTACGTCGACAAGACGGAAACGACCGCGAAGCGTGTCGTCGTCTGGGGCTTCTGGTTGGGCGTATGCGACGGAGTGCAGGCTGCCGTGGGTGATACCCTCGGACAGATCTTCTTTGCCTTCGACGCCACGTACTTCCAGGGCGCTCACGTAGTGTAACGAGGAGACCATGTCCACCAACACAGGCGGATTTTCAAGCCTCCTCGCGCCCGGGCTTTACGAAGTGTTGTTCAACGAGATCGACGAGCAGGTCCCACAGTGGCCGCCGGTCTTCAGCACTTTCGATAGCGTCCGTGCGTACGAGGAAGACCTCAAGGTCGCGGGTCTCGGAGCCATGCTCCCGAAGCCCGAAGGCACCAACACGTCGTTCGATGACCCCATCCAGGGCACGACCGTACGTTACACCCACAACTCGTTCGGACTCGGATTCCGAATCACCCGAGAAATGTGGGACGACGACCTCTACGACATCATGCACGGGATGGCAGCCGAGCTCGGCAGGGCCGCTGCCTACAAGATCGAAGTCGACGCGTGGTCGCTCCTAAACCGGGGCTTCGTCTCCACGCTCGTGCCCGATCAGGGCTTCGACGGTCTCGCCCTGTTCTCCACCGCACACACTCGCCTCGACGGCGGTGCGACCTACGCGAACAAGCCCAGCGTCGACGTTGACTTCTCCTACACGGCCTATCAGGCCGCTCTGGACAACTTCAACTTGCTGGTTGATGATCGCGGACGGCCGCTCATGCTGAAGCCGGCCCTGTGCGTTGTGAACCCACCCTTCATGTGGGCTGCGAAAGAAATCCTGCAGTCCGAGTACAAGCCGTACACGGAGAACAACGAAATCAACCCGCTCAAGGGTACGATCGACGAGAACGGGTATCTCGCCTGCAGGTACTTGACGGACAACGACGCGTGGTTCGTCTTGAGCAAGCCCCGGCGCCAAGGCACGAAGAAGTCCCAGGGTCACGACGCCAAGTTCATGTGGCGTACGCGTCCCGAGACCTCGGACGCCGACGACTTCCTGAGCGGCGATGCGCTGTTCAAGGTCTTCGCCCGGTACTCCACAGGTCACGGTGAGTGGCGTGGAGCGTACGGGAGCTCTGGAGGCTAACCATGGCTCAGACGAGAAGCGGCGCAGCGAACCCGATCGTTGCTGGGTTCACCCGTCGAATCGGTCCGGGTGGTGCGTTGGCAGTCGGGTTCACCAGCACCGCAACCTCACCCGGTGGTTGGATCGGCCAGGACAGCGGCGGATTCGACTACTATCTGTGGTTCGATACGTCGGGCCGCCTCCGCACAACCGACGCTGCAACGGCTGAGGCCCCGGGCTTCAACTGGAACAGCGGTGGCACGATCGTGGGTACCCAGTCCTAGCGATGCGGCGGTTGGGTACTAGTCCCAGCGGTACCCAACCGCGTTTTTCCCCCTTTCCGGAGAGTACGCAAAATGTTCAATGATCTCCCACTTAGACTAAGTGCGTTGACGAACGCCGTCCGCACAATCAAAGGAACTGGCGGCGGGTTGTTGAACGCGTACTACCTCTACAACTCGGACACGAACGTCATCTTCATCCAGTTCTTCGACGCTGCTAAAACTACTGACGTGACCCTTGGAACAACTGTCCCCAAGTGGAGCATCGGGATTCCGGGAGGGCAAGCCGCGAACGTCTCCCGCCTCAAGCTCCAGTTCAGCGACGGAATCCAAGTTGCGTGCACCGCAACCGAAACTGGTGCTGGTGCGCCTGGGGCTCCCGCCAACGCTAACTTCGGATACAGGTAACCGCCATGGCAGCCTATAACTACTACGACTGCTTCGCGCAGAAGGACCTGTTAAACAAGATCCAGGACTTGTTCGGGACAGCCGGTAGCACCTCCGACACGTTGAAAATCGCGCTGACCAACCGGGCACCTGTCCAGGCAACCGACGCGGTCCTCGCAGACATCGTCGAGATCGCCGCCGGCAACGGGTACTCAGCCGGAGGTGCGAGTGTTGCAAATGTTGGGAGCGGGGCCTCCGGAACGTTCACCCTCGCTGGAACCGACGTCGTCTTCACCGCGAGCGGTCCTGTCGGCCCGTTCCAATACGCAGTCCTCTACAACGCGACGGTAGCGGGTGGCGCACTCATCGCGTGGTGGGCTCGTCCCTCACCGATGACGATGGATACCCCGGACACGTTCACCGTGGACTTCGGCGCAAACATCTTCACGGTGGCACATGTGTAAGGCGGTGCGCTAATGGCAGCTCTAGCCCAAACGCACTCCCACGATTTCAGTTTCGACTCGTCGGGAAACTTCACAACTCCCGCCTATGACACGACTGGCGACACCTGGCTGGTGTTAATCATCAATAATTTCAACGCTCCGGCCACCGTCGCTGGAATTACGGCTCTCACCTACAACGGGGTGAGTTTCCTCGCAAACCTTACCACCACTGGCGTCACAGGCCATAACGGTACGGATAACATGGGCGTTGCGTGGATGAACCTCGGGGCCAATGCCGGCAACCACACATTCAACATCCAGTGGCCCGGTGGCGGGAATCTCGACTTCCAAGTGATCTCGGGTAACGGGGATCTAGACGCAGCCACGTTGGACGTCTCCCCAACCGTTAGTTCTGAAACGGCTTCGGCTCCTGCATATACACCGGCACCCATTACTCCTGGCATCACCAATGCCCTGCCGATCATCGCCACGTGGGGAAATGGCCCGAGTATCTCAGCCACGTCCGGTTGCACGCGGATCATCGAGTCTGCGCTTGATCCCGGAGCAGCATTGTTCACATGTCCTTTGTCTACATCCGGCGTGCCCACTGCAGCCGTTATGGACACGGGTAGTCCGTCCTTCTGGCTGACCATTTCCTTCTCGCTCAAACCCACGGGTGGTGGCGGCGGCACGATCCCAACCCCCTTCTTCGCTCGTCTTCTCGGTAACGGGAGTTCACTCTAATGCAGAAGAACGTCGCCTCTCAAAAACTCATCGTCTTCGCGTTCGATGCTACGACGAACCTCCCCAAGACCGGTGACGCAGGAAACATCACGGCCTACGTCGACAAGGACTTCGGTGGCGTCACCGTGCTGGGGGACACCTCCGCGACAGAAATGGACTCGACCAACGCGAAGGGCTACTACCAATTCGACCTGACACAGGCCGAGACGAATGCGGACATCTTGTTCTTCAGTGCGAAGTCAGTCACTGGGAGCATTGTCGTCATCGCAGTCCCGGCGACGGTGTTCACCACCGCGCCGAACTTCAACAAGACGGTTATCGATGGTGCAGGGCTGTCGGACGCGAACATGGTGAAGATGGGTCCGACCGGCTCGGGCACGGCCCAGACCGCGCGGGACATCGGCGCCAGTGTGCTCTCGGCGGGCAATGCGAAGAAGAACACGGCGCTCTCCAAGTTCGCGTTCATGATGACGGACTCCACGAACCACAACCCGGCTACCGGCAAAACGGTCACGTGCACCCGGAGCATTGACGGAGCAGCCTTCGCCGCAGGTACCCTCGCGAACGTAACTGAGGTTGCCAACGGCATCTATACCGTCGACTTCCTCGCGGCGGATCTGAACGGGAACGTGGTCGTCCTCCGCGCAACAGCAACCAGTTGCGATGACACCTTCGAACGCGTGGTAACGCTTCTCTAATGTCCATCGCGCTCAACACCTACGTCGACTTCGATACGGGCGGCACGATCGTCTCGTGGCAGCGGAACAACGATGGGTCTGCCACGGACGTCGTGCTCAGCGGAACCTACGCCACTACTACCCCGGTCTCTGTCGAAGCCCAACTTGACTCCGGTGCGTTCGTAACCCTAAGCGCCCAAACCATCGGATCGGGAGCGTGGACTGGGACCCTGCCCGCAGTCACCTCCGGCAGCCGAGTACTCGTGATCCGAATGTCCAACGATCACGCGCAGACTGCGACGGCCGAGCTCATGCTCGGCGACTTCTTCCTCATCTGCGGGGATTCGATCGCGGCGGGTCAAAACATCACGTCCTCAGCGTCTGCGACGGCAAGTCCACGTAATCGCTACTCACACAACGGATTTGAATGGGTCCGTGCAGACCTTACCCCGGATGCTGGAGCTTGGGCGAAGCTCGTAGGGCTCATCGCAGCGGAACAAGGTGTTCCTGTCGCCTACATGAACTCAGCGTCCAGTGGCACGCACACTGCCCAATGGGAATCCGGTACCCTCCCCGACAACGCAGTAGCCGCAGCCGCAAGTGCGTTTCTAAACCGTGTACGCTTCGTCCTCTGGCACTTAGGATCGAACGATGTCATTAGCGGCGGGAACCAAACACGCAGCGCCGTGAAAGCAAGTCTGGCTGCCGCAACGGCGTATGTGAACGCTCACCTCCCCGCTCCCACAATCCACTTGCACGGGGTCTTCGGAAACTGTCCCTCGAGCACGGGAACCCTTCGCACCGTCGAAGACCAAGTAAGAGCCGGAATCCTCGACGCGGTCTTCGCAGGGATCACCCATCCCGGTGCAATGCTCATCGACATGAACGAGGCAGACGGTACCCACCCAGACAATTCCGAGGCTGACCGGCTGGCGCAGCGTTGGTGGGCAGCGATCTCCGGTGGAGTCTACGGAAACAGTCCCCGCCGTGGCCCCCGCATCACCAACGTCTACATGAAGACGTCAACCCTCGCGGTGATCACGTTTGACCAGGACCTATGGGCGAACAGTCCCACGACGACGGCGTTCCGCGTGACCGACGGAGGCACGCCCATCACCGTGGACTTTGCGGATCTCGGGCCCGGCGACAACCAAGTCCAGCTCACTCTCCACAGTGCTGTAAGCGGCGCGGTCCTGGTGAGCATCGCCAGTGGTAACGACGCCACCGGCTCGACGCTCCCAATCATTCCCGCGATCATAGTGCCCGGGGGAAGCCAGCTCTTCCTCCCGGCGGAACCGGAAGCAGATCGTGCGCCGCAGACTTCGGTGAACAAGATATGAGACGCTACTCCCAATTCGGCCGGACCCCAAACCGCGATACAGTCCTACCGGGCGTCGGAAGTCCTGCGGGACCCGGCGGCACAACCGCAACTCCCCGGTGGCGGAAGGTCTTCGGAGCCTTCGCCGAACCCTTCGCGAAACGCCTGCAAGGTGTGGGGGCGGCTAGCGGCGGAGGGAGCTCGACGCTCGTCGCGGATCCAGGCGCCTACGTTGTAACCGGCGCTACAGCAACCTTAAGGTGCAACGCGGTGCTTGTGGCGGATCCAGGAGCCTATGTAATTACGGGTTCTAGTGTCCGGCTCCACTGGTCTCAAGACCCCGTTGTCAAGGGCGGTCTCGCTTCCATGGGCGTAGGTTAAGCAAGTGCAAAACAACCGGCAGACGAACCACAGAGTCGCCCAACGTTGGTGGACGTGTGACCGCTGCGGATTTCCGTACAACGAGTCAAAAGTGGTGACCCGGCGCGGCCTTATCCTCTGCACGGGGGAAAGCACGAACAAGTGCGGGGAAGACCACTACGGACACGAATTCTACCTCTCGAGGCTTGAGACTCCGTATGAGAAGGTTCCCGACAACCCTCCCGACGTTCCCTGGGACGACCTTTAGGCAGAGTGGATAAAAATGGCGAGACGCATCTACGCCGACTTCGACACAGAACTCCAACAGCGGTTGCAGAACCGGACGGACATCACCAGCACGCAGCGCGGGTTCTTCCTCAACGACGCTGCGCAGATGATCAGCAACGAGTTCCCGCATCCGGAGTTCGAGAAGAACTTCGACGACATTGTGGTCGCGGGCCTGAGCGTCTTCTCCAGCGCAGCAACGGATATCTGGTGGCCGAGTTTCGTCAAAGACCTGGATAATGAACGGCCCATCGACCTACAACCACAGCAAGTGATTGAGGCGATGCGGAGGGTCGCTGGCCCCATAACCCGGTACTACTGGTTCAACAACCAGTTCTGGTTTGACAGATCCGCCGCCGTAAACGTGAACATTCGGATCTGGTACAAGAAAACAGTCCCGGACTTCACAAGTGGGAGCCCTCTCTTCCGAGCGATCTATGACCCACTCGTCCCCATGCGTGCGGCACAGATCGCCTTGAGCACCGTAGGAGACCAAACCGCGGCTGCCCTGCAAGAGAACGAATACGCACAATACGTAGCACGTGAACGGTTCCCGAAGTACGAGAGCAACCGCAACGATCGTAGACAACAGATGCGGGTACGGACCCGCTAAGGAGTACAGCATGAAGTGGCTTGACCTTGTGAAGATTCTCGCACCGATCATCCTCGGCACTATCAATCCGCACCTCGGTGCACTCGCTCCCGTGATCACTGCCGGCATCACCGAGGCGGAAGGCATCTCCGGGGCCACCGGCGCACAGAAGCTCGACCACGTCGTGAACCTGGCAACGGCCGCTGCGAACGGAATCAACGTTGCCGCCGGCAAGCCGTTGATCGACGTCGCATCCGTCACTGCCACAGCAGGCGCTGCGATCTCTGCTGTCGTCGACGCAACGAACATCGTTCACCCCGTCGTCAAGTAAAAGAGAAGCAAAATGCCCCTCACACCTTGGGACCTCACGACGCCGGCTGGATCTGAAGCCCTAAGCAACGGAGACAACCGGATCCGTGAGCTCAAGGCTGGGGTGCAGGACCGGATTGCCGTCGACCACAGTTTCGCAAATGATGCGAACGACGGGAAGCACACTCAGGTGCGGTTGCGCCCGGCGAACGACATCACCCCGATCACGAGTGACGCTGGGAACAGCTTAACCGGGTCGATCGCCGGCGGCTTAATCCAACTCATCCAGACCTGGAACACAACCGGCATCTGCGCTGCTATCTACGCCGCAATCACTAACACGGCCAGTGACGCAAGCAGCTTGCTGGTGAAACTCGTCGTGAACGGCGTAACCAAGTTCGCGATCGACATGAACGGGAACATCGTCATCGGCGGGGGAGGCGGTGGAGGAGGAGCAGCTACTCCGACCGGCAGTGTCCTCGCCTTCGCGGGGTCCGCGGCGCCCACCGGGTTCCTCATGTGTAACGGGGCCGCCGTCTCCCGTACCACATACGCTGCACTCTTCGGCGTAATCGGCACCGCCTACGGAGCTGGTGACGGTGTCGGGACTTTCAACGTCCCCGACATGCGGCAGAAGTTCCCCCTGGGCAAGGCTGCTGCGGGAACTGGAAGCACACTTGGAGCTGCGGGCGGTGCGATCGACCACACGCACACAGGTGCAGCGCACACCCACACGTACACTGACGTCATCGACCACACGCACGCAATCGGAATTACGGACCCAACCCACGAGCACTTGGTACACGGGATCCCAGCGCAGTCCGAGTTTGTCGCTCCCTTCGCTTCAGGTGGGACACCCCATAACTTCGTATGGGCGGATAACGCTGGGGATTATATTTCCCCCGGACCCGCGGCAACCGGCATCACAGCGGCAGCCGCCTCTCCTGCGGGAGCCGTTGCAACCGGTACAACAGCAAGTGCGGGCGCCGGTGCCACAAGCGCGAACAACCCGCCGTACCTCGTCACGAACTACATCATCGCGCAGTAGGTGCACATGGACCCAACGCTCTGGGCTTCGCTCCTCGGAGGAGGTATCTTGATTGCACTCTTTACTAGCACCTACCAGTTGGGACGCTACTCCCAACGCGTAGACAACTTGGAGAAGAGCGTAGCTAACTTGACCAACACGATCTCCGAGCTCCGGGGCTCTCTCGGGGTACTCGAAAGGACGTTTGCGGGCTGGACTGCCAGGCGCGAACAGGACTTCCGTGCAGGTTAAGGAACAAGGGAACCTCAAACTTTCGGTTCCCATCCGGCCAACTCTCGGCCAGTGGAACGCAGACCCGGAACGGGAGATTCCTATCGGCGCAAGCCCCGACATGTTGAATCTCCGGGTGCGATCCGGTCTCCTGTGCAAGCGGTACGGCTACGCCGAACTCGAAACCGACGGAGGCATCGGCCAGGCAATCACGGGCTTGTACGGAACCCGTGATCTCGAGGGAAATTCGTACCTCTTCGCGACCGGCACGACTAAAATCTACCGGTTTGACCCAGCAACTCTCCACTGGGTTGAGGTTACTGGGGCGGGGCTAACCGGAACCGACCAGAAGCTCTTTTCCTTCGCTACGTCCCAAAACAAGATGGTCTTCTGCCAGGGTGTGGACCCTGTGAAGGTCGTGACTTTCGGAGTCGATACCTACGCAAGTCTGAATGCGAACGCCCCCGCCGCGCGGTTCCTCGAACGGTTCAACCAGCGGTTGAATCTCGGAAGCACGGTCGAAGGGGGGAACCCGCTGCCATTTCGACACCGGTGGCCAGTGGCCCTGGATCACACGGACTGGGTCGGACTTGGCTCCGGGTTCCGAGACCAGGTGGAAAGTCCCGTAACGATGCAGGGGATCCGCAAGCTCGGCCTAAACATGGCCTTGTACTACACGAACTTGATCGAGGTGGCGATCCCCCAGCCTACGGCCTTAGCCCCGTTCCGATACGAAACCCGCGTAGCAGACATCGGACTCTTAGCCCCATTCACGTTGCACGGACGAAACCAAATCCACTATTTCCTGGGCACCGACGCGTTCTACCAGTTCGATGGGACCACTCCGACCGAGATCGCGCCGCAGGTTCGCGAGGCAATCTTCGCCTCCCTCAACCCCGCAAAACTCGACATCATGTTTGCGGATGTACTCCCCGACACCCAAGAATACATCGTGTTCTTAGCGATGGGCTCGGATCAAGTAACCCCGGATGCCCCGTGGGTCTTCAACTTCGCCAGAGGGATCTGGTACCCCTGGTCCACCTCTGGCATGCGAGCAAGTACTCTCTACCCACTGGACCAAACGGCCACTTGGGACACGGCCACTGGTGACTGGGACACATCGGCCTACGAATGGGATTCCCACGTACTCAGTTCCGTAGCTCCTGTGTTCCTCACCGGGAACCAGTCCGGCAAGGTCTACAAGTGGGGACCTCAGTTCCTGTCGGACGACGGCGCTAGCATCCCGTGCCGCTGGACCTCTAGTGACTTCACGTCGGAAAAACTCTTCCAGATGCCCGGTAAGCAGATCTCGCTCCGGAGAATCTACATCACATACAAGGCAATCGGTGTTCCATTCACCCTGCGGTTCTACACGTCCGTAGACGGTGGTGGTTCTTGGCAGGGTCCCTACTCAGTCATGGGAAACTCTCTAAGTTCCGGATTCAAGACTCTCCACGTAGACACGTTGTGCGTAGGCAACCAGATCCGGTTCAAGTTCGAAAACGACACAACCACCGAAACCTTTCAAATCGCCGAGTTCAACGCAACCTTCGAACTCCACCAGACGCAGACAACGTAATGCGCATCGACCTGCAAGTCACGGAACTAGCGGCCCGACCTAAGGACGAGAAGCAGGTGGAGAACTGGCGCGTGAATATGATGCACCGGCTCTCGACCATCTTCAAGGGTCTCGACCAAGTAATCAACGGCCTTTTGACCTTTGGAGACGGCTTGACCCAGGACAACATTCTGGGAGCGTGGGTCACGGTGGCGGACACGGGCGCCGCCAACACCGACTTTGCCGTTACGCACAACCTCGGGCAAATTCCGCCCGGATTCCTCTTAATGATCCCACCGGTTACCGGTGCGATAAACCTCGGAGTAACCCCATGGACCAAGTCCCAGATATTCCTCCGGTGCTCGACCGCGAACCAGAAAGCAACGTTCTTCGTACTGGGGAGCCCGTTGACGTACTAGACAAGCTCGCCGAGCTCCGAGAGCTGAAGTTCGATCGGCTCGAAGACTTTCAGCACCTGCTCATGCAGTACAAGGATACAAACGTACCCCGGGAAAACGGGGACTCGTTCATCAACCAGCTTGTCTTCCGACATGACTCGTACTTCGTAGAAGCTGGGGATGAAGGTCTCATTTACCTGACGGACGTAAGGCCCTTCGGAACGGCTACGCTAAACGTCGTGTTCTGGGACCGGAAGCTGAGTCCCTACCGCACAACGCAAGTCCGAGCCGTACTCAAGCACGCGTTCGCTGCGTTCCAACTTCTCCGCATAAACGCCGTTCTCCTCGACACCGAGAACCGAGCCTCCTCAAGCGCATTGCGCAGGTTTCTGATGAGGGTCGGATTCAAACCCGAAGGCCTTGTGCGACATGCACAGGTTGTAGACAACCGACCCGTGAACATGACCTTACTCGGGTTGATCGCTGACGAGGCCTCTCCATGGCAGCTGCCGACGATTTCTTCGGACAAAGTACTCTAGGACTGGACGGAGGACAACCTCCGGATACCGGCCGGAGCACTGCTCCTATCCCGATGGATGGGGGCAACACTCCCGATGACCCGCTCGCGGGAGTAACTGACGTAGTCCGGAATAACATAACTGCGGGAGCCCGGCAGGGATCAGCCCCAGCGCCCGCAGCCCCGCCGAAAATCCCGTCGCTCACGAACCCGGATGGCAGTGCTGGGAACTCCCACAGCCCAATTGGTCTTGGGGACGGTTGGGGTGACCTACAGCAGGGGTCGATGGAATATGCGTTGCACGACGCCCTTAGCAAAGGGTACTCCGGCCAGAATCTTGTAGACTACCTCGCAAGCCAGGGGATCAACGGAGTTCAGTACTACCCGGAGAACCAAATCTACGGTCTCCCGAATTCCTACGCTGCTCCGGACTCTAGCGGGAACTACGCTCTCACGTGGAGAAGCGGTACACCCAACACGCCGTACAACCCCAACGGCACTGGTAGCTCGTCCTTCGGCTCCAGTCCCAACGCGAACGTCATGGCCGACACGCTCGGAGTGCGTGCACAACTTGCGGCGCTGTTCGGCGGGCAGAACCTAGGTTCCGGCGGGAACCAGTACGGGATCGACGCGGCGAACATCGCGGGCGGGCTCGGGACCCGCGCGGCCGACACATCCTTCGGGATGGGCAACATCGGCATGAACTCGATCATGGACTTGTTCAACCAAGTGGGCGGGTCCACAAGTGGCACAAGTGACTTGATCACTCAGCTCCTGGGCCGGGGAGGGACGCAGTCTGGTGATGCGAGCTCCGCTATCATGCAGCTGCTCGGTCTGAGCGGGCAGACGGGTACCGACCAAGTCAACAAGTCCCTCTCCGATATCGCAACCGCCGGACAAGTCGGGATCAACCAGGACCAGGCCAACATCAAGGAGCAGTTCGGCCAGATGGGCTTGGGTCAGAGTTCGGACATCGCCCAAGCCCTGGCAACGGGCTCCGCACAGGGCCGAGCGAACATCGCCCAGACCCAGTCTTCGATGATCGCCCAACTCCTCCCTCAGCTCCTGTCCCAGAGGACGGGGGCCGCGGGCAGCGCGGGCAATCTTGCCCTGCAAAGCCAGCAGCAGACGACCTCGGGCCTCTCTCCTCTCCTCTCGACCTTGCTCAGTTCGCAAACTGCACCCGCAGGGATCCAGACGAACCTGTTGGGCTTGATCCCGAACATCATGCAGGGGATTACGGGTGGACAGGTAGGCGGAGGCCAGTTGAACCTTGGTGCGGGACAACTCCAGAACCAAATCAGTAATGAGTTGAACCCGTACTTGTCGGCAGCCCTCGGCTTTGGAACTTCGTACCCAGGGGCGCCGCCCGTCGTGCAGAGTAACACGGGCTCGTCCTTAATCGGCGGGGCCGCAAGCGTGCTCTCAGCGATCCTGCCCTTCCTGATCATGTCCCACAGTTCGCTGAAAGAGGACATCGTCCCAGTAGACACGGGCAAGGTACGCAGCACCCTAGACAAGCTCCCAATCTTCACCTGGAAGTATAAGGGCTCTAACACCAAGCACATCGGTCCCATGGCCGAGCAGTTCCGGGACTTGTTTGGAGTCGGAGACGGAATCACCCTGAACCCGGTAGACCTATTCGGCGTGATGCTGAGCACCGTGAAGGAGATGTCCGCCAATGCCTAAGATCACAAGTAAGGGCGGGTACACGGTTGTCAGCCCGTCCGGCTGGGACATGTTCGCCCAGGCCCTGAACCAAACGGGTCAAATCATCCAGCAGAAGACCCAGGAGGCGAAGGACGCCACGCTCAAAGCGCAGCAGACGCAGAAGGAGCAAACGGACTTCCGCATCATGCTGTCGCAGATCGGGATGAAGGACCCGGACACGTACAACCTGTTGATTGATGATCCAAATGTTCGGAGGTTCATGGATCCGGGGAGAGGCGATGCGGAGGCCACGCAGACCTTGGACCCGTTTGCCAAGTTCCTGTACCAGAAGCTCCAGCAGCGGGGCGCGCCGCAGGCTACGCCTGGCACCGGCCCGATGCAACCGACACCTGGGGAAGGGGACACGGCGCAGCCGCCGAGAGCTGGGGGCATGCCCCCACTCATTCCCAGTGCCGGGATCACCAGCGCAGCCAGCGCATCAACAGGAATCACGACGGGGGCAACCGGTCCCTCCGGAGGCATGCCTAGTACCTACGGTACGGGCTCCGACATCGTAGTCCCCGGGCAAAGCACGAAGAATCCTCTCCCCCGCATGCAGAAGTCTCCGCTGCAGGAGAAGACCGACACCGCGCAGATCTCTGCCCTGGACCTACAGCAGAAGATCACAGACATGCGGAAAAAGGGCCTCGACTCCAACAGCATCCTCGACAACATTATGGGGCTGACGGGGCGCCCGGCCACACTGGCTGAGGTCCAACCAGCACTGCTGACTCCGACCCAACTCCTGGAGCAGACCCCGGGAACCACGGAGTGGAAGCAGACGCAGGCACGGGCGATGGCTACGGACATGATCAACAACGTGTACCACATCACCGATGTCACCGACCAGCAACGGGTGCAGGCGATGGCGGACTTCGAAGCGGGCCTTCGTCCAGACCGTCCAACGCAGATGCCCAGCACATACAAGGGTCTCGAATACGACATGAGTGTGCGGGGCGAAGCTCTCCGGCGGCAAGAGTTCGGGTTGTCCCAAGCACAGTACGCTCTCGGTGTGAAGCGGGATACGCTTTCCGCAAGCGAGCATTTCATGGCGGCGGGCGTAGACCCCATGCAAGCCCTGCAACTGGCTGATTCGTATCTAAAAGGAGGACCGCTGCCCGCAAACCTCGACATGACCAAGTTCAAGGATCAGCAGGAGCAACTCCGTCAGCTGCAAGTGGACAAGCTCAACCTTGAGATCACGAACCTGCGGGCAAACGACCCTGAAATCAACTCGATGTTCAAGGTCTTGGAACAGAGCCCGGAGAAGGACAGGACAGGCTCTCCGTTGTTGACGCAAATCAAGCAGCTGATGGTGCAGAAGGGGATCGTGCATGCAATGCCCGCAAGTGATCCTGGGTGGGTCGACATGTTCACGAACTACTTCAAAGCCGTAGGTACTAAGCTCGTCACGGGCAAGGGCACTGCTCCGGCTGGCACAGCTACTGCCTCCGGCCCCAGCAGACCAATCGCCCCTACAGCAGTAGCTCCACCTCCAAAGGGAAAAGTCTCTCCCGAGCAAGCTGGCTGGGCAGGCACCACGATCGAACTAGCGAAGTCCGAGTACATGCAAACCGATGCGAGTACCCGAGGCAAGCTAAGTGCGGCGATGAAAGCGGCCGCCGCGGCCCAGGATAATAACGATGGCGCTGCCCTTGCCAAGGCAATCACCGACTTGCAAGAGATCATTCGCGTGAGCGCCGTCGGCAGAGGCGTGAAGGGATACGGGGGTTAGCGTGGACACTTTCGATCCGACCGACCCAGGGCAACAGAGCCCGAACAAGTACTCCGTTGCTGATGACGTCGACAAGTTCCTTGCTTCGCAAGAGCAGGGTGCGCCGAAGCCCAGTGCCGGGCCCACAATGGGGCAAAGCGTCGACGACTTCTTAACGAAGAATCCGGCGGCCCCGCCTCCGAAGCCCAAGGACCAGAGTACTCCCCTCCGAAGTGTGCATGTAAGCGGGACCAAACTCGAAGATGCAGTAGGAGGCAGCCCCCCAGACGTCGGCGGGACCATGTCGGGTACCGGGATCGCGCTGCGCGTAGCAAAACTCGCGGGTCTCGGCATCATGCAAGGAGTCGCTAGCATCCCAGCCGGAGTCGGCGACTTCATGAATCGGGCAGGCATGGACGCGGTCTTCGATCCCCTAGGCATGGCAAAGGCTGCGCAGGGAATCCGCGACTGGGCAGAGCCGAAAATCGCAGAGCTCGAAGTCCAACTGAAGACCGGCATCTTCAGCACTGAAACCCAGAAGCGTCTGGCGGAGTCCGGGGACATGATAAGCAGTGCCCCAAGCGGTTCCTGGGAACAGTGGATCGCACAGAAGGCTGCGGGAGCGTATACCCGTAACCTACCGGACATATCAGTCGGCACACCTGGCTTTGTCGGCAACACAATCGGTCAGCTCCCGCTGAATACAGTATCATTCAAGGCGAGTGGTGAGCTCATCAGTGCACTGGGAGAGACCGCTGCGGGCAAAGGCCTTGCAAAGAAAGCAGTAGCCGTTGTCGGAGACGGTGCAACCAAGCTAACCTCGCATCTGGCGTCGAGTTCCCTAGCCGTCGGCACTCAATCGTACCTGCTCCGGATCAAGGACGGGGTTAGCAACTGGATGGACGTTGCGAAGGACATCGCAGTCAATGCAGGTCTCGAGTTCGTGGGGATGCCCCTAAGCAAGGCGTGGAAGGAAGAAGTCGGCCCGAGGGTCGCGAAGTCGGTAGTCGCAGACGTTGCTGAACAAACGGGTAAGGACCCAGGAACCGTCGAAGCGAAGCTTGCGGAGATCCGGGGCGGTGGCGGCGTAATGGAACCGGCCCTCGCTGAGTCCCTAGTGAAGCGCCCGGACCTGGCAAAGACCCCACTAGGCTACCAAGCGAAGGCCGCCGTAAGCCAGTACTGGAATAACGTGGTCCCTAAGAACATAACCGTAAACGGGGACCTAGACCCGCAATACGGGATCTCGTTCGACGTCTTCGTCGACAACAAGAAAGTGACTGACCAACCGTTCAAGATCACTCGCGGAGGTCCGGGTAACGAACAACAGTTCGCCAAGACCACGGATCTCGTAGCAAACCGTCTCACGCAGTTGTCCCAGGGCGGGAAGAGCGTCCGCATTGACAACGTCACCGTAGCCGGCGTCGGCACCTGGCAACGGTTCTCGAGACGCCTAAAGGGTGAACCTGCCCAGTTCGGGAAGATGGACGCACGTACGCAGACCGCGTTTGAACAGAGTCTCGGGCAGGCAGCTCCAGCCGGCACCATCGCGGAGTCTGGTGTAGTCCCGCAGGCGGGAACCAAGGTCACGGTTAGTGAGCCGAACAAAGCCCCGTATGTAGGGGTCGTCGCGCCGCCGACGGAAGAAACCCAACAAGCTCTCGAGGCGAAGCCGAAGCCCCGCACGTACCCGAAAGTCGCGAAGGCTGCGCAGACTCCGGAGAACATGCGGGGGTCGGGAACCCAGGTCGATGTGACCCATGGGACGACGGGAGTAACCGCCCCAGTCGAAATGAAGAACATGCGCGTGTGGCTACAAGAGAAGCAACCGCCGCAGACGTTCGTAGCCCACCCGGACGGAGACGACCGCAGGATCGCTTTCAACCTAGCTTCGAAGACCGTCGAGTTCGAAGCAGTGGATGGAAACAACCAGCCCAACAACTGGTTCCGCAGTCCGCAGTACGCGATGGTGGACCACGACGGCCCCTTGAACAACGATCCCAGGGGCTTTATCCATCCGGACGGCTCCGTAACCTTGTCCGTTACCAAGGGCACTAGGCTCCTGACCTACCCTGACCGGGGGTTGCAAGCTGAGGCAGGGCCCCTGGATTCTGTGGATGCGGGAAGGACCCCGCCAAGCAGTTACCGTACTTACGCAGAACGCAGTGCACATAATGAAGGCATTGGGGACGTTGCACCGACCACTACCTCCGGTACAGTGATGCGGCGGGTTCCCCGGCCAGACATGCCTACGGTCTATGGACTGCCTGACCCGCTGGAACAGGTCCCCACGCGGACTGTGCAAGCTCCTTTCCAACGTCAGGCTGGCTTTGTCCCTCAAGCAATGCAGGAGAGGCCTTGGATCCGAGACCCGCAAAGCGGTGAGTGGCGGCGGGGCTCCCGCGCATACAAGCCCCTTGAGCGGGTTACAACCCCAGGAGAATTCGACGAGAACCAGCCGGGGCCCGTCGGTGAAATAACCGCTGCTGCTCGTGGTCGCGAATACACCGCGAGCACCGAAGGCGAGGACTTCGCCGGTCGTCGCCTACAGACCACGAGAGTAACGAAGGCTCCCAGTCCGTACTTGTATACGGAGTACCCGGAACGGTACTCCCTCGACAAGTCCTTGAATATCGACGACCCCGCGTTCTCCGATGCGCAGAAAGCCGCTCGCTTGCTCCTGAGCAAGAACATGGATCCGAAAACCCCAGCTCACGTAGTGGTCACAGAAACCTACCACCATGGATCGAATCCTGCAGGTAGTGCCCCGACCTGGACGTTGGAAGAACTTGCTCACGCCGAGCCCGGATTGTTTGACCTGCCGCAGTTGCGCGTGGCCGCCGTACGACGCGGATACCGGGCGATTCCAGACGGCGTCGGTGTACTACTTCGAGACACCGTTAACGGAGGAGATCTTAAGTTTCCGACTCGACTCGAAGCCGCTAGCTTTCTGTCCAAACAAAACATGCAGACTCTTGGACCGAAGATTGAGCAGCAGGCGAATGACGTTTTGAAGCTCGGGTGGATCAAGTCATTCGACCCGGCCGTGGACGGTGGAGACTTCGTCCCTTCGGACGTGCAGCACGTGGCCCTGGGTTCCCTGATCCAGAACCAACGGTCTCTAATAAAAGTGTGGGTCGCTAGCGAAGAGTCCCTGAACAAGGTTCGGAGCCGAGCGGAGGCTGCGGCGGCAGCCGGCAAGACCGGAGTGGCCGAAATCCTCTCCCGTGAAGCAATGGATAACTCGGGCCTTGGCAAGAGTCTCCGGAGCCTCGAAGACCGTATGGGGGTTACCCCCAACACGTTCCGGGCACGGGACCTCGGCATCACCCAAGGGGACAAGTCTCTAGTAGCAATTTACAATCCGAACACAGTCGAGAGACTCCGGCAGCAATACGGAGAGATCATCGACCGGCACTTGAAAGTCCGTGCGCAGAGCGCGGAGCAGATGATCGATGGCCTCGCGAAGCGGGATGCCGGCCTCGAGATCCTGTCGAGTCCCGACCCCGAGTCCTCGATTCTCTACGCGGCGGCGAAGAACGTGAACAACCGGTCACTGATGGAGGCTGGGAAGCCCACGGCCGATCCGGTCACCGGACGCACGTATCGAATCTACCCGGATGAAGTCAAGCAGAACACGCTTAACAAGCCGGGCTTCTCCCCTTGCAACTTCCTCGGTTAAAAGGAGCACGAAGTGGAACCCTGCGATCCCGATCAATACGACCACCACACCGAGCTGGAAGATCACTTCGATCTCCCCGAGGACTTCAGTTTCGAGGGCATGGATCCGCATACACCCCCTCCCATCATGGAGACGGCGGTGGCCGACCTGCTCCCCGAGGTCCCGCCGGAATTCCGGGCGATGCGGTTACTCGATAGGCTTGTCCCCGCACCGCAGCTCTTCCAGGATTGGGAGACCCGCAGCAAGATCCCGTTCCGCACGAACTACGACCTGTTGGAAAGCAAGCAGACGAACGCAGTGAACAAGGTCAATCCGTTTGCCGACCGGATCAACGCGCTTGCGAAGGGGATCAAAGATCCCGCAGCCCGAACCAACATCCAGCTCGCCTTCGAACATGAGGTGTCCGGGGACACCGCAAATGCGGAAGCCTACCGGAAGCTGATCCCGTTGAAGCAGCAGCCGGTTGTCGACGCGTTGAAGAAGGCGTGGAACGACTACGCAACAAGCCTAGGGTTTAACGAACAAGACGTCTCCGAACTCTTCCACGATTTCCCGACTCTCCGGAAGATGGACGGGAACTTCAAGTCGTACGTCGGTTCCCGGAGCTACCTTCCCCGAATGGTCTCGCTCGTGCGGCAGCAAATGGAACAGGGACTGAGTCCGCTCCGGATCGACGAACGAGAAACAAACTTTCAAACCATCGGCCTGCGGCTCGGTCGGATGATGGCGTATGAGAAGGAACTTACCCCGTTCTGGAACGACACCCAGAAGAAGATGGAGGACTACTTCCGCGTCGTGCAGGTGCCCCAGGACATCCGGAATCGGTGGCGAGACTACCTCACGGAAGTGAAGCACAGTCCTGATGACACGCTTATCCAGAGCATGGCCCTGGGGAAGAAGATCATCGAGAACTTGGACGGGGCGATGCAAACAATCACCCGTGGCAAATTCGGACTCAAACCGAACTTGACGAACAAGGACACGTTCGACGTCCTCGGAGCGATCGCCAGCTGGGGGTACATAAGCCGGATGACCTACAACCCGGCCCAAGTCCCCATGCAGATGATGCAGATCTTGCAGACGACGGCTCCGCGGCTCGGGATGAAGTATACGGCGGCAGGTCTCCGCTATGCGGTTAAGTGGCTGAAGGACGAGGACTTGCAAAAGGACATGGCGCTGCGGCACATCACGGGCCAGCCTTTGGGTCTGGGAGAAGACATCACGCAGAGCACGAATACGCGGATGGGCCGCGCAATGAACAAGGTCACGGAACTAAACCAAAAGGGCCTGAAAGGCATAACCTTCGCGGATAACTTCACCCGCGTAAGCGCGTACATGGGTATGCACGAAGCCGTGATGAAGGAGGCGCCGGCGTACGTCGACGGCAAGATCTCGTTCCAACAGTTCCGAGAGAACACGATGTTGGATCTGCAAGATGAGAAGGATGGGCCTACCACCCTGCTCGTGAAGAACCTGTTGGATCAGGGGGACGTGCGGACCGCAGCGCACAAAGCGGCGGATGCGTTCCAGATCACCAGTCAGTTCTCGTACAAGCGGGGATCCGTCCCTAGTATCCTCTCGGGAACCATGGGCAGGTTCTTGGGGCGCTTCGGCACGTGGCCCCTGTCCTTCGCCAGCAGCTGGGGCCAATTGGCCTTCTCCGGGGACAAGATCCTGACGAAGAACAAAGTCAAAGCCTTCGGGACGGTCGCGGCCTTAAACTACGCAATGCTCAGTGCAACGAGTGCGTTGTTCGGAGCGAACGCTAGCCGGTGGTCCGTCTGGCAGGCTGGGTGGTGGGATGGTGGGCCCTACATGCACGCGGGTATGGACGCCATGACCGTCGCAAGTGCTATGGCCCAGGGGAACGCGGACACGCCCGAAGCAGCCCTCGCCAAAGACCGCCTCGAGCGTTTCGCATTCAAGTTCTCGATTCCCTACGAAGCCGCGATCGAACACTATTACGGTGCCGCTAGTCACCTGTTTCAGGGGGATCTCCAGGGAGCAGGGGCGGCGATAATGGGTCTGCAGCCGTCTCAGGGACCTCAGCCGAAGGGCTTTTAGCCCCCTCGCCCTTGCTGCGGAGGAATTTCTTCCGGCGGGTCATCACTGCGTATTTGCTCAGTCCAAGTTCCTTGGCGATGGCGGCCAAGCCTTCGGTCTTGATCCGGAGAACGAGCTCATCCGACATCCCGAAGTCCACGAGGCTTGATTGCGGCCCGCCCCGCTTCCTCGGAGTGATCCCGGCGTACAAGAGCCTGTTTCGTACGAGCCCGACGGAGACGTTGAACTGATCCGCTAGCTCCTTCATCGTGTATTGCGTGTACATCTCCTCCCACATCGCCTTCTCCGACTCGTACCCGAGCTGCTTGTAAAAACGTTCCCAAGTCGTCATTGTCTCCAACCTTCCGTCGTCAAGTAGTAAGATCCCGAGGTCTGGTCGAAGTCCACGAGTTTCGAGATCCGGAGGGTATTCACGTATTCGTTGAACCGGCGAGAGTCCATGCGGCCGCCGTTCATCCGCATCCAATCACTCTTGTTAATGGTCCCGCCCTTCCTCCGGAGCTGGGACAGCATGCGCTGCTGGTCCTCACCAATCGCGGTGCTGTTCAACTCGTCAAAGGCCGCAGGCAGCAGCTTCTCGACCCAGTCAAGGATCTTCACCGCATGGGACATGTGTTTCATTTCGAGGACTGTGCTGTCGTCCTCGGAGATGCTCAGGAGCATGGCGAGACGGAGCAAGTGGGTGGGTTTCCTCTCATAGTACCCGGAAAACATCTTCTCCGCGTTCCGCCCATCCATCAACGCGTTGTACCAGTCCACGTACCAGGCACGGGTATTCGGGGTCATAGAGAACTTCGCCCGTAGGAGTGTGAGGTCGCGCAGCCTGTTCAAGAGTCTGATCCGCAGGGAGTCCGGGAGCCGTTCGGGGAGAGGGAACCTCCGGGGCGAGTCCTCCTGCACGATCAGTAAGAACCTGGACATGAACCCACCGCCGAACGTGTCCCCCGGCAGCATCTTCATCCAGTCCATCGTGCTGGCGGCAAGCATGGACATGGCAATGTTATTCAACGTGATTGTCCCCCTCCCAATAGTCTTAACCTGCCAGATGTCTGGGCAGTCAAACAACCGGGTCAAAAGGGGGATCATCCCCTCCATGTATTTCTGGCTCCCGAGAAACTGCTTCAACTCTCCTGAGTAGATGAGCCCTGTGACAGACGTGTGGTCTGGATCAACATCAACCAGCGACTCAGGGGTAACCTTATCAGCAAAGACTTCCCCGCCGCCGTCCCGGAAGATTGAGACCCCAAGCTCGCAAGCGGTAGTCTTCCTGCACTTGCCGGAAGGAGCGACCAATATAATGCAAAGGTTCGGGTAGATGTTTTTGTCACCCCGCGGTAAGTGAACGTGACGACGCAACGTGGCGCCCAGGATAGTTGCCCCGACGAAGAAATGGAACACCGTAGGTGGTTCAGTGCTTCTCGTATACTCGACATAGTCTCGGAGAAACCCGTGACGGGGCAAAAGCGTTTCGAAGTCCTCAACGATGACCTTCGGGTTCGTCTGCCTCTTCAGGTCCTCCACCTCCAACTTGAAAGCCTTCGCGATCCGCGCGTAGAGTTCTTCGCTCCGGACGTGTATCGGAAGGTCCTTGACCCAAGTGATTATGTTCGGCAGACGAGGGTCATCGGGCTGGGCATCGATGCGCTCCAGCCCCATGACCAGTTGTGCGACCTGCCGCCCAAGGGGAACCGTGGACTTGTTCTCCGGCCTCGGCACTAGACCATCCAGGTACGGAGGTATGCGGTATTTGCGAAGACGCGCTTGAGCTGGGCGCCGTCTAGTTTCGCCTCGTGGTCCAACTTGGCCCCTGTCCGCATGTTCTCGACTTCCCACAAGTACTTGCCGGCGATGGCGTGCTTCACGGCTTTGGCCGTGTCGACCGTGACGAGAGCCGGGTTCCAGGCAACCGAAGGTTCGTTCAAGAGCCCGGCAAAGGCCTTGAGCTCGTCGAGCTCATTCACGCCCATCAAGTGCAAGCGCCCAGGCCACCGCACGTGGGCCGGGACCGCCCGGAGCAAGTCCGTGAACCACTGGAGCCGAGGCTCTCGGAACGGCAACGCCAGCATCTTGACGTGGGCCATGCTGTGCATGAAGAGCTTCAGGCGGTCGTCGCTCGTACTCCCCTGCAGGACTAGCATAAGGTCCTTGTTGTACCGTTTCGGGTGCACCCGCATCTCCTCGAACTTGTCATACGTGAATTTCGCGTCGCCGAGCTTGTCGGGCGGGCACACGACGCTTGCGTTGATCCGGTCTGCTGCCTCGTAGATCTCCGTGCATGAGAGGGGCTCGCCCATCTCATACATCCCGTTGTCCAGGAGGACGAAGCGACCCTTCGCTCGCTGGTCCCGGTAGAAGTGTTCGTAGTCCTTGTTGTTCAGGACCATATGGGCGAGGGCAAAGTCCACGTCACAAACATGTGACACTTCCTCGAGGTGATGTGTCGGAATCTCCATTGCGAGTTTCACAGCGTCTCCTTCTCGTATCCCGGGATCACGGTTCCCGGCTTCTCAAAAAAGCAAGTGAGTGGGTGGATGCTCGGAGTCATGTAGTCGATCAGCGCGAGGGCTTCCCGGCGGGGATCCGACCCTAACACGGCTTGGAACGTGATCCGTTCTAACGGTGTGATGTGGTGATCCAACCGGACGATCACATGGTGCCCGTTATGCCGGGATTGTCCCCAGTACACGATCACAAGTGGCGAGTGCGATCTCTCGATAAACGCCTTCATCTCGAGGAACTTCGTCTGAGAACTGGCGGAGTCCAAGTCGAGGAACAAGTCGGTCTCCCTCGGCAGGTAGACGTCGACCGGGCTCCCACAACTTGCCAGGGACCCCGCGACGACCCTAATGTCCATTTCCCGGTGGTAGGAAAGCGTTTCTTCGTTAAACCTAGTGGGCATAACCAACCTCCTTAGCGATCTGTTTACTTGCTGCCTTATCAACCGGAGTCTTCTCCTTGCACTGGGACCAGTTCGTCCCGAAGGACACTTCCACCGGAGCCCACCACCCGTTCGGGTAGTACTGGCGGACGACGTCCGGGTAGAGACTTGCCTCCGTGATCTGGTCGAAGACCCGCTGCATACACTGCTTCATGCATTCGGCCGCTTGCGCGGCTACGTTCCGATGTGCACAGGTAACGAGTTCATCATGCACGGTCAAGACCATACGTGCGCCCGCAGGCAGCTGCTGCTCGACCTTCGGCATGACAAGGTACATCATGTCGGCAGCGGACGAAGACGGGTTGAAGTTGTATTCTTCTGTCGGAGTGCGAGTGTACCACCACCTGCGGCGGGAGAACGGGTTCCGCAAGTACGAGTTCTTCTCTACGAACTTGGACTGGAGGTCCCGGTGGGCCTTATACCGGTGGAACTTGCCGAAGAACTTCGTCACGAAGTCTTGGGCGACGGACAAGTCGATCTTTCGTGCCTTCGCGATGCTGCGGGCTTCCCGTCCGTAGGCCAGGCCGTAGACGATGAACTTCGCCATATGTCGCAACTGCGGCGTGACGTCTTCTATCCGCAGGCCGTCGACCTCAGCCGCAACGCCCGTATGCATGTCGATGCCGGACGCGAACATGCGGAGGCCGGCTTCATCACCTGCCAAGGCCATGGCGATGCGCCACTCGATCTGGGACCAGTCGGTGCTTATGAACACGTGGTCGGGAGAGTCCGGGATCCAAATGACTCGCATGTCATTCGGAACGTTCTGTGCGTTGAAGTCCCAGGAGTTCAAACGGCCATTAGCTGCCTTCGCACAGCCGAAGTGGGGGTGTGCGTAGTCATCGTCGTCCGTTTCGACGTCCGCAAACGTCGACTTCCACTTGCGAGCAGTCCGCACCTCGTTCACCAGGTGGAAGATTGGGTTGTCCGTGAGCTCGGCCAGCTTGTCCATTGCCTCCGCGTTGGCTGTGGGCCTCATCTCGTGCTTCCCGGACTTGGCGTATTGCACGGGCAACCCAAGGTCCTCGTAGAGCAGCTCCATAAGTTGCTTGGGTGAGTTCAAGTTCAGGTAGGGCTTACCCAGGCCGTCTCGGAGAAGCTTCTCCTTACGTTCCGCAACCGCTAACAGCCCCATTCCGATCTTCGCCGCGCGGACTATGTCCTTCTTGATCCCGCCTCTGGTCATCCTGCGGAGCACGGGCTGCAGGGGCATGACGGAGTTGTAGTACAGGTCCTTCACCCCGATCAACGCCATCTCCTTCTGCAGGTCGAGATACGCTCGACAAGTGACGTCCACATCCGTGCAACACCCTTTCTGCAGGTCTTCGAACGAACCCTTGTACATGTTCGGGCCCTTCCACGGCTGCACGTCCCGTGCGTGGTAGGAGCCGATGGCTTCGAGTTTCTTCGGCAGGTCCGGGTTGACCAAGTGGAACCCAAGCATCGTGTCGAACGTGCGGCCTACCGGCGTCGGGTTCCCTTTCTCTTCCCAGTACCGCAAGTCGAAGTCCTCCGAATTCTGCCCGACGATTTCGATACGAGGGTCAGCAAAGAGTTCCTCCATGAGCCGCTGAGTACCAGGGGACCAAGGGAAACACGCAGCCTCGTGTGATTTCGAGGTAAGTCCCACACACTGATATGTACTCGTGTCCGCTCGGAGTCCAGTGGTCTCCCAGTCAAAGACGAGGTACCCAGCTTGCCTGGCAGCGAGGAGAACATCTGGACCAAAAGTGTCCGGGCGAGCGTCGATCCGATACTGGACGTTAGCGACGTGCAGGTTTGGACTCTTTGCTTCAGCAGCCGCTGTTTGTAAGTCGGTGATGACGGCGGGGAACATGTGCTGCTGTCGCATGAGGGCGGCTGGGTGGAAGGTTGCGAGAACCTTTTGTCCAGTGGGTGTTTTGAACGGAACTCCTCGGAATTTACCGATCTGGTTAGTGTCTTTGAACGCATAGAGTGCACTCGCTCCTAGGGCGAGGACGAGGTTCGGCCTTTGGATCGTGAGTTCTTCCTGCAAGAAGCACGAGCAGTGGGCGATCTCTTCCTTCGTAGGGGCTCGGTCCTGGGGCTTCCCCTCCTTGTTCAGGGCTAGGGTCCCGTCCACGTTCTTTAGCAGGGGCCTGCACTTCACCGTGTTCGTAAAGTACACACCGTCCGGCTTGAGCCCCGACTTGCCCATGAGACCTTTCAGGAGCCGGCCACTGCCTCCGGTAAACGGCCGTCCCGTATACGTAACCTCATCATGCCCAGGGGCCTCGCCCACCGCCATCACGGAAGCCTTCGGCGGGCCGTGTCCGGGCACTGGCCCAGGAGCATCGTACAACGGACACCCGATGCAGTGGGTAGGTTTCTCCTTAACCTTGTCCATCAGTGACCACCGTTTCCGTGCCGAATGATGTCCGTGAACTCCTGCCGCATGGCGACGTTATGCAGGAACTGTCCCCGCAGCCTCTGCGTGACCACGTCCCCCGTTGTTTTCAACCCGCGGTACCGCATGCACCCGTGTTGGCCGACTACGTAGACGCCGACCCCGAGCGGATCACAGATCTGGTGAAGCTTCCAGGCGACGGAGTCCGTGTATTCTTCTTGTTTCAAGGGCTTGGTGAGCGGGAACTGGGCAACCCGGCCAAGCTTGCTCAGGCCGAGTACTGTCTTCCGTGGGACGTATCCAATCGTGACGACGAGTTCGACCGGCATGAGGTGGTGTGGGCACATCGTGAAGACGTGGTGGTTCCGCAGCACGATCATCTCGGTGTATGTGGCTGGAAAACTCACTTCCTTCGTCCGGAGCTTCTCCTGCTTGAACATCTCCGTGTACATCCGGGCGACGCGGCGTGGAGTGTCCTTGAAATCCGGGTCTGTCAGTGGAACACCCATCCCGTCGAGCAAGAGCTTGACACCAGCCTGCATTTTCTTCGCATTCATAGGGTCACGTCCTTCTGCTCAGTTTGTAGTGGCTTGTCGGTCCGGAACACGGAGAGCCGGAACGCTCCCTTACGGGGGCATGCTTCGAAATGTTGCATGCGCTGCTGCATGAGCGAGTTGAGCAGTTCCGTGAGGTGGATTTCCTCCGGCATGCCCATAGCATCGATTGCCTCTTCGAAGTACCCGAGCGTAGCCGCACACATGGGACAGACGCCCTCGTACCGGTACCCGGAGTCCGAATGGCCGTGCTGGATGAATGCGACGAGCACGTGCTTCACTTGCCCCTGGATCCGAAGCACGGCACGAGCGATGTCGTGGACGGGTCGCATCACTGCACCACCAGGAACTTGTGGAGTTGCACGCTTAGGCGAAGGCTCGGGTACGCTTGTACGAGGTCGAGGCACGTGCGCAAGTTCAACTGGTCGACGTCGTGCTTTGCGTTCCGTGGTTGGATGTACACGAGCTTCCCGCCTTCCGCCCAGTCTATGGCGTCTTTTAAGGACGGCCAACCGGGGCCATTCCCGAGCCCTGGGACGATGACCTTGATCTCGTCGGCGAGCCGGATCACCGTGTCCAAGAACCCAGGCTTCGGACTCACGCAGATGTAGACGTTCGGCGCAAGTGTTCTGAGCTCCTCCGAGTGGACAGTTCCCGACGTCTCCATGTGCAGGGATTTGCCCCTCTGGAGCAGTGCGTCTACGAGAGGAAAGAGAGTCTGGTTTAGGGGCTCACCTCCCGTGAAACACACGTGCTGCATCGCTTCCGGAACCTTCCCTGCGAGTTCCTCAACGGAGAACCGGCCCCCACCCTTCCAGTTCAGGGCCGTGTCAAAGTCCGTATCGCAGTGGTGGCAGATCTTCTTGCCGACGCTACACCCGACAAAGCGGATGAAGGTCATCGGGGTGCCTGCGTAGAGGCCTTCACCTTGCACGCTGTGGAAGATTTCGACGACGTCATACGTCGGATCAAATGACTGGGACATTACGCACCTCGATCACCTGGATGACTCGGTCCACTTGTCCGTAGGCCTCAGCCGAGTTCTTGGACGTCTCCCACACTGTGACGTGGACGTCGAACCGAAGTCCCAGGAACCCACGGAGTTCGTCTGCGACGAGCTGAGCGAGGTTCTCGGCGGTCGGATTCACGTTCAGGACGACGAGTGCGTGATCGTTGTCTACTAGCCAGTTAGCGAGAGCGTAGTCGTCGCTTCGCAGGACGAACGCGTGGTCGAACTTGTTTAGCACCTCGCGCACCGCGCCCTTCAGATCGGAGAAGTCCACCAGGAGTCCCTGCTGTACGTCGTCCATCCGCCCCTCGATCGAGACCTGCCAGAGGTAATTGTGTCCGTGCGGGTGCCGGCACTTGCCCGCGTAATTCATCAGTCTGTGTCCGGTCGACGTTTCGTGCGTCACGGTAATCTTCATAGGATTCGCCTCTCCACGCCGTGGTTACGTTCATGACGGCTTCGTGCACCGCCGTGTGCAATTCCTGCTGGTGTCGAACGAGGAAGTCGTGGGACACTCGGTCTTGGGGGTTTAGTTTGATTTCGAAGCGGAGACCCCGGAGAACGAAGGAAATCGGATCGTTCACTTCGCACGCTCCTGGTACCACATCAACGTGCACAACCCCCACATTGCCGCCGCAAGATCATCGTCGGGAGTCTCCCCAGGGAACAACTCCCCGGATAACATGATCTCTTTCGCCTTCAGCAAGTGCTCGATGGCGTGGTTGTACGTGTCGGACAGTGGCAGACCTTTCTGCCAGTTGTGCTCCCCGTACTTACTCGCCCCCAGAGCATACCTCCTAGCGAGCCGTTCGAGCGCTAGTGACGGAATGAGGTCGTACCGTGGTTTGATCTCTGACCGCCGTGCACCGGCTTCGAAAACATGCATGTCTTCAGCTTCTGGTACCTTGTTCGTCGCTCTGATCTGGTCGAGCGAAGCCGCTTTCGCACTGAACATGTTGGCCTCCGTTCTAAAAGATGCTCCACACTTCGACGGAGTGCGGTGGAGCTTAACACTGCCCACGAGAGGTTACTCGCCCGTCTCGACGTCACTAGTAGGGGTGCTACCCAGTGACGTAGTCCCTAGGACTGGATCGCCATCCGCTTGGCAACCTGGTTCCGCGCATCGTACCACTTGCCGTCGGCGCCCTTCCCTTCCTTCTGCACCTTGACGGCGATCTGGAGCTCCGCGTCCTGGAAGGCACCCTCTGTGAACTTCTCGATGACGTCGAGTTCGTCATCCGCGTCCCCGAACACGGCCACGGCCAGCTGCCTGGCAGCGAAGTTCTTGCCCGGCTCCAGCGTGTTGATGTCGAACACGTGCCGGCCCTGGAGTTCCTCGGGAGTCCGGGGATCCGCGGCGATCACGAAGTCCAAGTTGAAGTACGGCCACGGATCCGGGTTCTTCTCCTTCGGCTCCGGCGTCTTCATCGTGATCTTCGCGATGCGGACGTGGTAGATTCCTTCCGGGACGGGCTCACCCTTGCTCATGTCTCCGAGACGGAGACCTTCTACGGTTGGCATGCTATACTCCTACGGTTGGCTTGCTGTTAACGACCGGTGCCGGGGCACTCGCCCCGACTTTCATCTTGGGTCCGACCTCAGCCTTGCACTGTGCAAGCGCTTGGGCGTCGCCCATCATTGCCTTGATCAGGAGGCCGTAGTCCGGGACGATGTACTTCGGGAACCGTTGGCCCAGTGGCGCACGGATCCCCGCTACGATCTTCCCTTCTGCCTCCGTCATCATGACCCGTTGCTGGTTCATGAACTTGCCGAACAAGACGCCGTCGATCCAGCCCGGGAGTTCCCGTGGGAGCTTGGCCCCTGGGAGCTCGGGAGCTGGGTACGTGTTCCGAACGTCGTTCACCGTCTCCTCCTGCATGGTCTCGCGACACAGGAGAATCAAGTGGGCCTTTTGGTTCGTCAACGCCTTCACGGTCTGGCGTCCCTTCTCCGGGACATACGCGTAGATCCTCCTCGGATCATGTCCTGGGTGGGCTACTCCCACTTCCGTCCAGTTCATGACCTCCATGCCCTTCGCCATCCAGATGTCACCCATTCCGGAGAGCGAGTCGAGAACGATCGTGTCGTAGAACTCTCCCGCGTACTGGCACTTGCCTTCTTTCTTACTCAGTTCGGCGAAGACAAGTACGGCCTCATCCCAATTCCGAACAGGGATAATCGGGACATCCACGTCCGCGAGGGTCTGTTGGCCCATTGCAGCCCCCTGGTCTGTGCCGATGATGATCGGCTTGAACCCGTGGGTTAGCAACGTCCGGATCGAATTCGTCTTGCCCCACCTGGGCACCGCGTAGACGAGGATCGTGGCAAACTCAGCCCGGATGTCCTTCGTCCTCTTTACCTTCGGTAGCACGATCATCCGGTCCTCCTCCTATGAACGAGTGCTTGATTGCGAGACGATCTCCAACGGGGACGAGTGTCAGCATGTGGGACCAGACGTCCTGGCCGATCATATTCCCTTCCAGGACGAGTACGTCGGGGTTCTTCTCCCGGCGCACTCTCACCTGGCCCCACGCTGTCCGCGCGTACCCGTCATACAGGTAGAACCGGACTTCCTCGACCTGGGAGTCCCCTTCCAACGGGTAGATGATCTTCGGCAAGTTAGTCCCCTTCGGATTCGTTGCCGGGCTCGTCCTCGTCCGAGATCCCCAGCATCTCGAAGACTGCGTCCTCGTCAGTCGCGGCGATGGACTCGGCGAGTTCCGTGAGTGCGTCGACCGAGGCTTCGGAATCGCCCTTGCCCGGGATCGCGCTTTCGACTTCGGACTTGATCCAGGTGGTGAGGCGGTCGAGAACTTCTGCTTTGTTCATGGTCTTCTCTCCTACGTTGTACAAGACCCCGAGCACGCATCCCTCTGGAATTAGATAGAGCGTGCCGAGGTTACCAAGGTCGATCTGCTTCCAAGCCCACCGCTCGAAAACGATGTGCTTGCCTTGCAGGGGTCCCGTGTGCCAGAGCACCCGGCCACTAGTGGCTTTTCTTCGTCTCTCCGCAGGGAACCAAATTCCAGTCCTCGACCGCTGCTCGTCGCTGTCGGGCAGGACGACCAGCCAACCGCTTCTCGGTCTGAACGTTTGCAACACGCTTGTCCTCCACGACTTCGATATACGTGTCGACGAGTTCAGTCAGCGACAGGCTCTCCGCCGTCTCCCGGCTGCATCCCAGCGCCCTCCGCAAGTGTTCCTTCGCCCGGAGCATGTCCCGGCGTCGGA